ACCTAGTGCTACATCAACTGGAACAAATACTAGCGCATACTTTAGATGCCTATGGACAGCAGATGCGGAGTTATAATCATGGATAATATGAACATCACAGCGGCGCAGTATGTTGCAGACCTTATATCAGGCAACAACACTTCCATCAAAGCCACCATCGACGGCACTGAAATGTTTGTCCCTCTAGACCCAGCCAACCGCCACTACGCCGAGATCATGCGGCAGGTTGAGGCTGGGACGTTAACTATTCAAGAGGCAACTGAGTAATGTTTGGCTTTACAGCATTATCTACTGCACCACTCTCTGCAGATCCTAATGTACGTAGTAACGTTGTAGGCGTAGCTGCTACAGGTGCGGTAGGTAGTGTTGTAACTATATCAGCTGCCAACCTCACAGCAGCCTCTGTAAGTGCTGTAAGCTCTGTAGGTACACCTGTAGTCGTAGCAGAAGCTAATCAGCCTGTAAGTGGCCTCTCAGTGGCTGTAACACTAGGTACAGAAACAGTAGTAGCAGAAGCTAATATATTACCATCAGGGCTTGACTTACAAGGCTTTATCGGTACAACTACTGTAATAGCAAAAGCAAATACTGCACTTGTTGTACCAGCCCTGTCTATCTCTGTAGGTGACTCTACTGTTATAGCTAAGGCTGTTGTACTACCTGTAGGTGTAGCTGCTAATACAAACACCAGCGTACCGACAACACGTACCGTCAACCGTGTTACTCTTGTGTCTACAGGGTTGAACGTCTTTAATGGTAAGCCTATTGTACTACAAAGCAACTTCGACTATGCTTCTATCAAGGATAGCTATGACAGAAAGCGTGTTGTGTATGTAGAACCTACAGATCAGGGCTTTACGGTTGTAGTACCAGAAGATTACGCCCAGCGCACAATCTATATTGAACCGACTGATACAGATAGAACTATTCGTATCGCTGCATAAGGAATTACATTATGGCATATAAGTGGCCTGACAAGGATAAGGATGAGATCCTTGATTACAACATTGACTGGTCCCGCTTTCTAGGTGACGACTCTATCTCAGGTGTTACTTGGTATATTGATGATGCTGACGGTGTTAAGACTGTGGTAGATGCAGCGGATGTTGTAAATGGACTGCAGATGGTGCAGAAGACTAACACTCTTAGTGTTGCCACTATTCGTCTGTCTCTTGGTACAAACAATGTGCGCTACAGAGTTACATGTAAGGTTACAACAGTTGAAGGCTTGCAGTATGAACGCAGTGTCTTTGTACGTGTTAAGGAGAAGTAAGTAATGGCATATGATTTTATTGGCCTAGTGAATGACCTTAACCGCCGCTTGAATGAAGTAGAACTAAACCAAACTAACTTTGCTACAGCACAAGGCTATTACAACCTGAGTAAAGATGCGGTTAACGCAGCTATTCGTCACATCCACCAAGAAGAGTTTGAGTGGCCTTGGAACCACCGTGAGACATCAGAGATCCTAACTCCTGGTGTAGTACGCTACAGTATCCCTTATGATGCTAAGACTGTGAACTTAAACACGTTCCGTATTAGACGTGATAACACATTAAATGTAGATACTCGTAAGTTAAAGGTATGTTCTTATGAAGAATACCTTGACAAACATGCAGATTATGAGTATAACTCTAGTGACACAGAGCGCACTGTACCTACTCATATTGCTAAAACAATAAGTAACGAACTTATTATCTTCCCTACACCAGATAAAGCATACGAAGTTGTATATGAATACTTTGGTACTGGTGTTGACATGGTTAAAGCAGGGGACGTACCTGTTATACCAGAAGCATACCGACATGTTATTGTAGATGGTGCCATGTATTACGCTTACATGTTCCGTGGTGATGCACAGGCTGCACAGTTATCACAGAATAAGTTTGAGCAGGGTATTAAGTACATGCGTAGCTTACATATTAACCGCACAGAATATATTCGTGATACGAGAGTTCATTACTAATGGCTACTAATTGGCAGACATTCCCTATTGAGTTTAAGGGCGGGTTAATCTCTAACCTGTCCCCTTTGCAGCAGGGTGCTAACGCCATTGGTTCTGCTACTATATTGCAAAACTTTGAACCTGCACGTTCAGGTGGTTACTCTAAGATCAGCGGCTTTTCTAAAGTAGATACTGCTCTTGTACCTGGTGCAGGACGTGTCACTGGAGTTAAAGTAGTTTCACCTATGACTTTTATCGCTGTACGTAGTGATGGGGAAGCATCACCTGTATCTGAGTACCATATTAGTACAGGGTCAGGCTGGACATCTCTAGGCAAAGCTGCTCAGTTAGGTGATAAGGTACGTGGGCAGAACTTTAACTTTGGCGCAGCACACAAGATTGTTTTCGTAGATAGTGTTAACTACCCTGCTATCTTCGATGATACTACGGATACACTTAGTTTTGTTACAAGCAACTCTGACCTAGAAGGTGCAGAGCATGTTGTTGTATTTAAGAACACAGTGTTTATAGCTAAAGGATCTAACCTATACTTTAGCGCTCCAGGAGATGAAACAAACTGGGATCCAGCATCAGGCGCAGGTGTTATTAACGTATCACACCAGATCACAGGTCTTATCTCTTTCCGTGAACAACTAATCATCTTTAGTCGTAACAAGATCCAGCGCCTCTCAGGTAGCACAATAGCAGACTTCCAGTTAGGTAACATCACAGAGAGTATTGGTTGCTTAGACTCTGATACCATCCAAGAAGTTGGTGGTGACGTTATGTACCTTGCACCAGATGGTATTCGCTTACTAGGTGCGACAGACCGTATTGGTGACTTTGCACTTGAGGTAGCTTCTGACCCTATTGCTGATGACGTATATAAGTTTGCTCAGAGTACAGCTAACTTTTGTTCTATTGTTATTCGTGAGAAAGCTCAGTACCGTATCTTTGCATACACAGAATCAGAACAGAGCAAAGTTGCACGTGGCTTACTTGTCACTAAGTTCTCAGATCAAGGTTCATCTCAGTTAGCTTGGGGTGAGGTATCAGGCATTAAGGCGTTTGTAGCAGACTCACGCTATACATCAGATTCTGAAACCATTATCTTTGCTAACGAGGATGGTTACGTATATCAGATGGAACGTGAGTCATCCTTTGATGGACAGCCTATTGAGGCTATCTATGAGTCTCCTTACATGCCTATCTCTGACCCACAGGTACGTAAGACATTCTATAAGCTCACTACATATATTGACCCTAAAGGTTCATTTGACATTGATCTTAGTGTTAAGTATGATTTTACTAGGGCTAATAACCAGAACTTGATTCAGCCTTCATCTACGGCTATTACAAGTACAGGCTTATCTGTATTTACATATGGTAATGTCTCTGCTCGATTTGGTTCCGCTACGTATGGTGGCGAGCTAGATAAGGTATACCAAAACCAGATTGTAGGCTCAGGTAAAACAATCTCTATTCGTATTGAAGACAACTCTACTAACCCAACATTCACATTAGATACAGCGTTGCTCGAGTTTGCAACCAACGACAGACAGTAAGGACTAAGCTTATGGCAGGTTATACACGCCAAGATACAGCAAACAATATTGCTAACGGTAACGTTATTGACGCAGATGACTTAGACAACGAGTTTAATGCTGTAGAAGACGCATTTAATTCTACTAATGGTCACACACATGACGGTACTCCTGGTGAGGGCGCAGCTATTACTAAGGTTGGCCCATCTCAAGATATCATTGTAGGTACATCTAACGTCTTACCTAAAGCCAACAATACCATTGACATAGGCTCTGATGCAGCTAAGTTCAAGGATGGTTACTTTGATGGTACAGCTTATGTTGACACTGCTAACATAGGTGTTAACGGCTATACCACGGTGACAGATAACACATACGAAGTAAGCTCAGGTGACTTGCTTTTAGACGTTGCAGGAGATGTCGTACTGGACGCAGATGGCGGTGACGTACACCTGCATGATAATGGTGTTCAGTTTGGCGGCTTCACTAACAACGCAGGAGACTTGATTGTTAAGTCTGGTAGTACCAATGCTGCTACATTTAGTGGTGCTAACGTAGACTTAGCAGGTACGCTAGACGTTACAGGTGCTACCACACTAGACAGTACGCTTACTGTTGCAGGTAATACAAGTATCTCTAGTGGTAACCTAACAGTAAACACAGGTAACGTATCTATTGGCGGTACACTAGATGCAACAGGTACTATAACAGGTAACTTAACTGGTGGTGTTACAGGTAACGTTACAGGTAACCTGACGGGCAACGTTACTGGAAACGTAGTGGGTGACCTGACTGGTGATGTTACAGGGGGTGTTACAGGTAATGTAACAGGTAATGTAACAGGTAATGTAACGGGTAACTTAACGGGTAATGTAACAGGTGACGTAACAGGTAACTTAACGGGTGATGTGACAGGTGACTTAACTGGTAATATATTAGGTAATGTGACAGGTAACGTTACAGGTAACCTGACTGGCAACGTAACATCTACTGGTGCTAACACTATGGCCTCTCTAACCACGACAGGTAATGTTGTAGTCGGCGGGAATCTTACAGTACAAGGCACAACAACAACAGTTAACACCGAGACAGTTAACATAGCAGATAACGTTATTCTTCTAAACAGTAATGAAACAGGTACACCTACTCAGGATGGCGGTATTCAGATTGAACGAGGTACTGAAGCCAATAAGAGCTTGTACTGGGATGAATCTGAGGATGAATGGACCATCGGTAGTGAACGCTTTAAAGCAGGTACATTTGAGGGTACTTTAGCTGGTAACGCATCTACAGCCACTACACTAGCCACATCTCGTACTATCTCATTAGGTGGAGACTTATCTGGCAGCGCATCTTTTAATGGCGGTAGCAATATCACCATTTCAGCTAGTGTAGCAAATGACAGTCATACTCATGATGGTCGCTACTACACAGAGAGTGAGTCAGATTCTCGCTTTACAGCATCTGCTGGCGATATTATGACAGGTACACTACGCTTTAATGATAATGTACAATGTACCTTTGGTAGCTCTAACGATGTGGAGTTCTTCTGTAATGGTTCCCACATGTACATGGATCTCAACTCAGGCATAGGTAACTTTTACATTCGAGACGGTTCAACAACACGTTTCACCTTTGACGATGCAGGACACTTCACCGCATCAGGTAACGTAACAGCCTACTCAGATGAACGTCTAAAGTCTGACATCGTTACTATCCCTAATGCACTAGAGAAAGTAAAAGCTCTACGTGGCGTTAACTTTACTAAGGATGGTGAAGCCTCAACAGGTGTTATCGCCCAAGAGGTACAAAAAGTTATCCCAGAGGTAGTACAAGAGAATGACGAATATCTGTCTGTTGCATACGGTAACCTTGTAGGTGTACTGATTGAGGCAGTAAAAGAGTTGTCAGAAGAAGTTGAAGCATTAAAGGCGAAGTAACATGGCACTGCAATCCTCTGGTTCAATCCAGTTATCACAGATACAAAGTGAGTTTGGTGGGTCTAATCCTATCAACCTATCTGAGTATTACAAAAACGCTTCACCTAAGTACGTAACAGATAACTCAGAAAACGCATCTGTGCCTAACACAGGGCAATCCATTTCACTTAATGACTTTTATGGTGCTGATAAAGGGTGGGTTATTTCTTATGAGATTATAGGCGCAGGAGGTGCAGGCGGTTATGCCCGTGCGGATGGTTACGGGTCAGGATTTGCCAACTCAGGTACTGATAGTACATTGACAGGCTCAGGTATTACTACTGTAACAGCCGCTGGTGGCGCTGGCGGTGCTAATGCTAACCTTAGTCCCAGCCCTACTAAACCGCCTGATGGAGAGGCTACAGTATACGGCCCAGGAGGTGTTAGCTCAAACAACAAAGAGTCTGAGGATAACCAAACACCAGGTGGTGATGCTCCTGCGACTTCCTATGGAGCTGGAGGCGGTGGTGCTGGAGGAGATAGATCTCAAACTTTTGACTCTGCAGGTGGCGCAGGTAGCCCTGGTAGTGCAGGGACGTACTTAACAGGCTCTTTCTCAGATATTGTCCCTGGTACAGTCATAACTGTAACGATAGGTGCTAAAGGCGTAGGAGCTACTGGTACACGTGGAGGGGGTGACGGTGCAGGCGGTTACGCACGATTGCGTGTTGATGGTTATACATGGGTAGAGTTTACCGCTGATGGAACCTTTACAGTACCAGAAACACCCGTGTAGGATTACAGTAGATGCCTGAGATTAACTTGACACCAGATGAACTAGAGGCTATGCTTGACCGTGCAGCACGTCGTGGAGCCAAAGAGGTACTACAGCAACTAGGCTTACACGACGATTCTGCCCCAGAAGATTTACGTGAGATGCGTAACCTACTCGATACATGGCGAGATACACGTCGTGGTATTTGGAACACATTCATTAAACTAACAACAGTAGCTATACTCAGCTTTATTGCAACAGCAGTGT